ACGTCGTTGGTGAAGGTCGGCGAAATACGATCGCCGAGGATCACGGGTGCGCCGCCGTCGATCGGGGCCGGCGCTTCGTCGCCTTCGGGGATGGGTAGGTTCAGCTTGCGCGTGGACAGGTCGCGAAGGTCAGCGCGCGCGCGGTCGGCCGCCAGCCGGATCGCTTCGGACACGCGCCCGGTGTTCGTCGCGAGTTGCTCCCGTGCAAGTGCCGCAACCCAGCCGCGCACGATTGGCGGGGCGTTCTCAAGCGGCGTCGTGTAGCGGGTGCCGATATAGGCGTCGACGGTCTGGGACTGATCCTCCAGCGCCTCGTCGATCTTGCCCTCGTCGTATTGCGCCGTCTGCCCCGGCGTGCGCGCCGCCTCATTGGTCAGGTCGATCGTCTCGCGCGCGCCGAAGCGGCGGACGTAATCAGGAACGTCGATATACGGCATGGCGGCGGCTCCAAACGAAAACGGCACCCGAGCCATAGCCCAGGTGCCGCCTCAATGCGATATGCGCGCCGATCAGGCGGGGCTGCGGGCCGCCAGGATGGCTTGCACGCGCGCCGCGTTGGTGTCGGCACCGTCGAGGTTTACGCCTTCCTTCTCCGCCTGCGCGGTCAGGTCGGCGGTGTTCATGCGGCCGAGCGCGCGTTCGTCGGGCAGGGTGGTGTCGCCGCTGCCGCTGTCGTCGCTGCCGTCCGTTTCGCTGCCGGCTTCGACCCGATCACGATGGCGCGACACACCTTCGCGCAACGCATCGTCGCTCATGTCGCGCACCTGCGAATGGAAGGCGGCGAGCGCGGCAGCCTCCAGTTCCGAACGGGTCATGTCGCCCACGTCCTTGTCCGAGCCCGACAGCGGCACCGGGAAGGTGGTCGGCGGCGTCTCGGCGATACGGCCCTGATCGCGCAGCACGCGCAGTACCTGCGGATGCACGCCATCGTCGATCGCTTCGCCGAGGGCGTACCGCTTGCCGGCGACATCCTCGCCATCGAACTGCGCGTAATAGTCGGTCATCGTAGCGGCTCCTGTGGTCTTATCCTCGCGGCGGGGTTGCCCCCGCCGTCCGGTAAGATCACGCGGCCGGCGCGACCACGTTCTGGAACAGGTAGCCGGCATAGGGGGCAACGCTGCGCTCGACGACGCTTTCGCCCGCCAGCACCTTGACGCCGCCATACAGGCCCATGTCGCCGGGGTCGTATTCGGTTTCGCTGGCGACCCAATCGTTCCACTGGAACGTCGCCAGGAAGGCCGGGCTGCGCGCGCCTTCGCCCGAGTTCAGGGACGTGATGCCATCGGCGGCGACGCCATCCTGATAGTGCATGGCGAAGCTGTCCGACCAGATGTTGCCGGTGGTCAGCGTCTGCCCGCGCTTGCTGGTCTGGTACAGCGTGTCGCCGACGATGATCTCGCGCAGGTTGAACAGGCGCGCGACGCGCTGGAGGTCGTTGTACTGGCCCGACTGGAGCGAACCGCCCAGCGCAGCCGCGACCTTCGGGTGCCGCTCCAGAATGTCGGCGACGCGGCGCGAGCAGACGCCCACATTGGGACGGATCAGCATCTTGGCCTGTGCGTCACGAACGTCGGCGACCGGATCGCTGGTGGTGAAGTTCGACCAGCCCTGCGCGATGTCGCGGGTGTAGCCGGCGAGATACGAACCGGCCGACATGGTGAGCGTCGCGACGCGGATTTCGCGGCCGAGCTGGATTTGGTCGACGACGTTCTGCGCGGCGGATGCGCGGAGGTCGAATGGCAGGCCCTGCGCCTCCGCTTCGCGCTGATCGCGATAGGCCACCGGCTCGCGGATGGCATAGTCGCGGGTGGCATCCGTCTGGAGCGTCCACCCATGCGTCATCTCGTTCGCCTGCCCGAGGCGATCGATCTGCGTGTCATAGACGGTGAACGCCTCGTCGATCTTCGACGAATACCAGCGGAATAGCTGACTAGAAACGCGGCGGCGTGGGGCGACGCGATCGGCGATATAGCCGCGCTGCGCCCGGTTGATGCCGGCGTAGTTGATCGCCACGCCCGAGAGCGGAACGGAAACCAGGGGGAAATTGGCGCGGGCCATTGCGGTCTATCCTTGTGCCGAGAGGTTCAGAGAACGCCGGGGGCGACGTTGACGGTGCCGATGTCGCCGGTCACGCCGGAAACCTCCGCGAAGCCGACGTAATGCGCGCCGGTGGTGGTGGTCGTGATGGCGCGGCCCTGCGCGTCGGCCGTCAGCTTGTCGCCGCGCGCCACGGTGCCGCCATAGCGAACCTCCGCGACGTTGCCGACCATCTGAACGGAGATACGCTCGCCGGCGATCACGTCGATTTCGGACGACACGCCGATGATCGGCTTCGTCGCGTCCACCGCGATTGCGCCGACGCCATCGGCCGCGCCTTCGGTGATAAGGGTATAGGCCGGGACCGTCCCGGTGGCGTTGCGGCTCTTGATCAGCCCGTTCGTGGTGCGGCCCATGGCCTATCTCCTGTTGGTCTGCGGTGGGGTGGTAGGGGTCAGCCGGCGAGTTCGGCGCAGGCCGCGTCGAAGGTCAGGCCCTTTTCGGCCGCCAGCGCCTTCGCGGCGGCAACGAACTCGGTTCCGGTCTTCGGCTTGTCGCCAGCGTCGGCCGCTTCACCTTCCGGCGCGGTGCGGTCGCCGAGCGGCACGCGCTTGTCGAGGCCGGCGATGAACGTCAGCAGCTTCGACGCGGCGGTCGCCTTGCTGGTCTTGTCGCCCGCGCCGAAGGTCAGCTCGTCGGCTTCCGGGTCGAGCGCGTTGAACGCGGTCTTGAGGTCGGCGGCCTCGGCGGGCAGCACCTTGCCCTCACGCACCAGATTGTCGATCGCGGCATTGTTGCCGGCTTCGAACTGCGTACGAATGCGGGCGGCGGCGGCGCGCTCGCGCTCCGCAAGGCGCTCCTCGCGTGCCGCGAACTCGGCGGCCTGATCGGTGGTCTGATCGGTCATGGTCGGTTGCTCCTTTGCCTCGAAAACCGTGTGGGTCGTGGTCGGCTGCTCGGTGGCGTACACGATTGCGTCGGCCGGCGCACCCTCCGCGACGAGGCTGCCATCCGCGTCGAACGCGAGCGCGGCGCGCAGCGATGCCATACCGGGGATGCCGGGCGCGGCACCGCCGAGCAAGCCGACGTGACGCGGCGACCATTTGCCAGGGCGCGGGTTCGCTTCATGGTCAGGGTGGAAGAACGCCATGCTGCGATCCAGCCATTCGCCCGACTTGATGCCCTCGATCGCCTTGTCGGTCAGCGTCGCCACCTTGGCGAACAGACGATTGCCCTCCGCGCGGAAGCCGCCGATGCCGCCCGCTGCCGGGGTGTCGCTGGTCGGATGGCCGAAGCACAGGGGCACCGGCTTATCGGCGCACTCATACGTCGCCACCTCTGCCAACTGCTCGGCGGTGATGCCACGGGCGGCCGGGGTGCCGGCGCGGAACACTTCGATTTCGGTTTCGATCATGGCCGCAGGATTTACCCCGCGCGCGATAGGGCGGAAAGGGTACATTATTGGAGGTGATTGCAACATTGATGTGAAAGGGTCTTGCAATGGTCGTGATAGGGTGTATGTAAGGTGCATCACGCGAAAGGATGTCGATTATGCCAGCCCCAGACCAAGCCGAAGTCAGCCGATCAGAGCGCCAGCTTAACCGGGGCTGGGCAGAGGCTAATCCAGAGTTGTTCACTAAATACGTGTTCGATTTTTTCACCGCTTATCCCGCGACCGAATGGCGTCACCATATCGATTTGCATCGCGGCAAAGGTCAGGTGGTTTTCATCGCCAACAGACGCGAAGAGCCATTCGTTGCTGAGCGGGACTATCTTATCGAAATTGGCATGACGTGACAGACGCGGCGGGGGGTGACCCCGTGTGCCCCCAGACGGCCGGTGCGATCGGCCGCGAGGATGGCATCAACCCATGGAGAAGCGCCCATGTTCGTTACCCGGAAAACATACGACGCCGTAGTGCGCGAGCGTGACGAGGCTTTGGCCTTGGTCGCGAAGTTGCGCGCAACCGCTAACCGCCTGATTGATGACCACAGCGTCTCGATGCATCGCAAGAATACCGAGCTGTCTAGCCAGAACAACATGCTGCTCAACCGCGAGAAGCGCATCCGCGGACTGCTCGACCAACTCTCCCGCGCCTACGTACACGACGCGCGCGGCAGGATCATGCGGCACCCGCTCAACACTGGCGGGAAGGTGAAGGCATGACCGCCGCCGAACGCGCCTATTTCACCAGCGAACCCGTCGCGCACGTCGCCCGTTATGACGAGGTGCGCCGGCTCGCACGCAAGCAAGCGGAGTTCCGCGCGGCCCATGCGGCGCACGTTCGCCGCGACCCGAGGAGTGCGATGCAATGGCTCTGATCAGCAAGCGTCGCCGCCGGTGGGGCAGCATGTACGGGGACACGCATCGCGGGTTCGTCGTGTATCTGCTCGGCGTGCCGGTCTGGCGGCGGAAGGTGCGGCTGTGAAGCCCGACGCGCTCGCCGCCCTGCGCGCGCTGCGTGACTGCGGCACGTTGCTGGTCAGGACCGAGCATATCGGGTTGTTGCGGCTCTACGGCGCAGGCCTCGCCAACATCCGCCCCTATGGGAAGCGCGGCGACGACGCGGTGATCTATCGGCTGAGCGAAGAGGGCAAGGCCATCGCTGCCGAGGTGCTGAAATGATCCGCTACGTCATCACCGTTTTCCCGAACAGCAAGGGCGTCAACCTGTCGCGAGAAGGCGATTGGGGCAACATGCCCTTCGCCACTGATGCGGAGGCACGGGCCTACGCCCGCCAAGACGCGGGCGAACGCGTTTACACGATCCGGCAGCAGACCGCGCGCCGCAATAGGAGTGACTGAAATGCTTGCGTTCCTGCTCGCGATGACCGCGCAGCCCGAGATGACCGACCTGCACGCGGCGGTTGCCCGATATCAGGCCATGGCGTCCCAGGCGATTGCGACCGGCGACACGTCATGGATGCCGAACGCCACGGTCAACGTCTGCTCGATCGCATATCGCTACACCCTGACGCGCGGCGACGGCGCGGCTGCGGATATCGTCGCGAGCTACAACGGCCCCAGCGCCGACCGGCTCAAGCTGTCGTGCATCGTGTACTTTCAGGAGCATGTGCAATGAGCGATTATCGTGGCCGTGAACCCGTGGATGCGCCTCGGGTGATCAACTTCAACTGGTGGCTGTGCGCCGGCATCATCGGCGCGTGGATGGCGCTCGGCGTTGCCGTGTACGCCGTCTGTGTTGCCCTCGGTCTGGCGTTCCGGTGATGGCCAAGACCATCGGGCAGCAGGTGCGGGAGGCGCTGATCGAAGCGGCAGGGCGCAGCATGTGCGAGCATGAAGCCACGGCGATGCGAGTGCTGGCCGATCGCCTGACGGAACAGGGTGGGCGACGATTACGGGCGTTGATCCGATAATAATTACTCATGACTGAAGGAGCGAATTTTATGACAGAGGCAGGCGTGGCCGTTGGCGATGGTGTTCAATATGTGTGGGGTATGCCGGGGCCGGACTATGACGAGGGGACCGTCATCAAAGTGCATAGCGATGGCACGTTCGACGCGTATTTCGATCCTGAAAACAGCGTTGTCGGGCGGCGTGAAACTGGTCCTGTCGTGACGGGAATGCGGCTCAACGACAAGTACGGCATCGGCGGCACGTATCGGATCACGCGGCGGCCTTGGACGCCCCAATATCCGCCCAATCATTCGGCGTGATTATCACGACCCTCGCCTGTCGCTGCGGCTTCCGCGAGGAGGTGCGCGCCGATGCCGTCCGTCTTGACTGCACCGAATGCCGCGCGCCGGGCGGGCTGGTAGCCTATGCGCCGCGATGGACGCCCCCAGCCGGCGCGGGCCGCCTCCTCACACCGGCGGAGGCCGAGCGCGTCGCCGGGGTCAGCCGGCGGCGACGCGTTCTAGCGTGACCATCACCATGGCGCGGACCAGGGGCGAGCGCACGGCAGCGGTGATCCGCACCGCTTCGCCGTCGATGGTGCCATCGGTAGGCAGCTTGGCGCGCGACGGCACCGTGCCGACATACGCCCCCGCCAGCGTGTCGCCCTGCTGCTCGATCGACATCAAGCCGCTATAGAAGGGGAATACGGCCTGCACGCGGCGGCCATTCTCGACGGTGCCCTCGATCATTTGTTCGTCACCCGAATTTTCAGCGTCCGTTGCTTGATGCGCGGAGGCGTGTTGGTGGTGGTGATGG